ACCGGTTAAATACATACATGACACCAGAACAATACAAAGAAGCACTTACAAAGATATGCGGTCACAGAAAGATGGACGTAGGAGCCAAGTACATTAGGCATTGGGATCAATTTTGGTTAGAAAAGAATTACTGCATAGACCTAATGAAAGAACGCAGTATGCTTCAAGGAGTAAACAGCATACTTGAAGTAGGTGCAGGTATAGGAATGTTAGGGTATCTACTTAAACAGGAAATACCTGGATTGGATTTTGAACACACAGATACAGATGAATATCTTAACGAGCCTATCTATAAAGGTGCTTGTGATCTTTTGAATTCAAAAAGATATAGTCTGTATATTAATGATAGTCAACCTATGAACTTACCTCGTAAGTATGATATGTTGGTTGCTACTAGAACAGTCTTTGATAGAGAATGTATGCCACCAGGAGTTGTCTTTAATTATAGATACTGGTTAGATGATTGTTTCAAATACGTTGATAAGGTATTTGTAAAAACAAATTATCAAGCAAGTGGCAAAGGGTTTCAAGATTACATTAGACCGTTTTTATTTTTTCCACATGGCTTAGGCAAACCAAGAAGAGGTTGGTATATAATAGTAACTAAAGAACAGTGGAACAATCGTGTCGAAAGATAGAAAATTTAATTTAAGTGCAAACCATAAAGCAACTGGCAAGATGACTGCTGGTAGTTTACATCCTAAGAGTCAATGGCATAAACCAGATAGTGGCATGACATACTTCCCACGCAACAAAGAAGACTTTGTACCCATAGATGAATTGGCAAAGAAATATATTTTTGATCACTATTATCCTGAACTACCTATGTTTGGTAGTGATGACAAAGTAGTCACCATGGGTAGTTGTTTTGCAGATAGACTGCGTACTTGGTTACGTAAGAATGGAAAGAATGCAGATTATATCACAGTACCAGAAGGACTTAATAATTCATTTGCAGTAAGACAATGGATTGAATGGATATGCACAGGTGATAGAAGCAGTGATGCATACTGGTATGACAATGATAAAAGTGCAGGTGCTTTTAAATGGGAACCAGAACAAGAACAAAAAGAATTATTAGATTATTTTAAAACAACAAAAGGCTTTGTGGTAACTTATGGACTTGCAGAAGTTTGGAGAGATAAAAAGACCAAAGGTGTTTTTTGGAGAGGCGTACCTAACAAAGTGTTTAGTCCTGAACTGCATGAGTCTGTCACAAGCACAGTAGAAGAAAATGTTAATAACATGAAACGCATTGCTGATCTCATTCATCAAACCTGTGGTGAAGATAAGCATATAATTTATACACTGTCACCTGTACCATTGGCGGCTACATTTCAAAATAGGCCAACTATGGTTAGCGACTGTGTTAGCAAAAGTATATTGCGTGTTGCTTTAGATGAATACTTTAGAAAACATAATCCAAAAAATGTTTATTACTGGCCAAGTTTTGAAATGGTACGTTGGGTTGGACCGCATACAGAGATTCCTACATTGTTTGAAGATAACACAACAAGACACGTAAACAATTCTATTGTGTCAATTATTATAGATAATTTTGTAAAGGCTTTCTTTAAAAACTAACGCCACTGATTCAGTGTGTATAACTTTGCATCATAACAATCAATATAGTCTGAGTTGTTACTGTGTCTTACTCTACCAGTTCCGTGTATGATGTCTCCATCTCTATATGCAAATGGTTTGTGTATAACAACATCAATGTAATCTCCAAAGTTAGTTCCTAGTGTAACAAACGTTACATATCTACCTTTGTTACCTTTGTACACTCTACCATTAGCAACTAATCCTGCGAACTCAACTCTATCCAACCATTGTTGTCTAACTCCTAGTGCAGGAACAAAGCCATGTTTCCACCAACCATTTAATGTAGGTAGTCCGTGCCTGTGTGCTTCTGTTTGATATACCCAACGTCTATATGAACCTTCACAATGTTTTAAACAAGCCGCCCAGAACTCTTTAGGATTGTGTGCCTTCTGATATGCTAATGCCCATATGAGTCTACCTAAGTTAACTGCATGGGCTCTACATAATCCAAAGCCTCCAAGTTGTTCAAGAGCCGCCATTGCTTCTTTCTTCTTAGGGTGGTTACCAAGACGTTCCACAAACTCCATAATCTTTTCATCATTCTTTTTAGCAAACGCCCTACGATACATATCTGCTTCATACATATCAATATCAATTAGACTTGCAATTATTTCAATGGCATCATCTTCAAACACTACACTGTCTTGAACTGCTTCTTTTGACCAGTCATGAAACATAGCGGCCTTTTGTCTACCACTCAATGCTACCGGACGTATCAATGCAGTTGCAAACACACAGTCATGAACACTTTTAGGTTGTATGGCTCTAAACAATCTACGCATGGCTGGCGACTCACCTTGTGTTACTCCTAACACATCACCACGTGATAATAATGCACTTGTCTTTTCATCTTCTTCTGGATAGTGTTCTAATTTGGTTACACCATTTACTTCCATTAGTTGTGATAAACCTCTATTAGCAAGTATGTCAACTTTTAAATGTTCAAGGTCTTCAATTTCATATTTGTCCAAAAGTATTTGGTTGTCTTGTGATATCAAACTTTTTGGTAACTGCCTATCAAACATAATGATACCACCACAGTGTTTTGAAATGGCACGTTTCTTTCCGAGCAGTTTCTTTTCTATTCTTTTTGCTTCTTGTACATCTATATCATAATCTTCATACTTAAAGTTACGTGGTAAGTTTCCTTTAGCACCCAAACGTTTGGCCGCTTCTTTCTTTGCACTCTTTTCTCTATACATTACATAGTTTGATAGTCGTGCAGTTTTACCCGGCCACTTTTTAAATATGCGTTGCATCACTTCACCTTGTTGATGATGTTCAAAGTCTATATCAACGTCTGGTAAGTCTTCACGCATTGGATTCATGAAACGTGCTACTGGTATGTTCCATTTAATAGGATCTACATCTGTGATACCTAATAGGTAACAAATCAAACTGCTACCTGCAGATCCTCTTGTCATGTGTTGTAAGTCTTGTGTAAGATCGATTATATCACATATCTTATGAAAGTATTGTGTGAATCGTAAGTTTAAGATAAGTTCAAATTCTTCAGCCAGTCTGTCTTTGTATTTGTTGCCTTCTGGTATTGGTCTTTTAAATCGAGATATCAGACTTTGTATGTTTTCTAAATCATCAGCCATATTGCCTCCTAATGCCTTTTATAAGATTATTTAGTGAGACAAAAAATGAAGTTTGCTAATTTTGGTAAACCTAATTACCACCAACCTAAGGCTCTGCCGTTGCCTGTTATGATCATTAAACAAGTTACTATGTGTAGTACTACCCACATTGATCGAATTGTAAGGTGTATATGGTCGTCTTTCTTATCGTTGTCGTAGGCATGGCTACCCATTGCCTTACACCAATATATCCATATCTGTTTGATTGCCAATCTCCTATTGGACTATTCTGAACCTAAGTTTCCTAAAAACTCTCTTAACTTTGTGCTGTCTGTTTCTGCTCTAATCTTACCAACAGTTTTTCCTTCTGTAGGATCTGCTGGACTTTCGTCTTGTTTTATTTCACCTGGAGTAGATGTGCGTTTGATTTGATCAAACACTGTTGACTTACGTTTTGCAAATTCTTGATACTCTTCATCATCTGCTAAATCTCTAATACGCAAACTATCTATATCAAATTCTAAATCAATCTTACTACCAACACCTGAACTACTTCTAGTTTTCATAAGTTGTATTTGATATCTACCACGTTCTTTCATTGCTCTACTTGTAAAGATACCTATCACATTATCAGCAGTTTGTATCTTACTCAATCCACCTGCAATGTGCGAATGATCAAATTCAATCTCTTCAACACTTGCTCTGTTTAACTGCGATGCAGTAACAAATACTGTTTGTGTTTCCATTGCCAAGTTTCTAAGTTCTTCTGATACAAACTTATCTTTTACAAACAAATCACTTGGACTTACTTTTCTACTCATTGGCATCATTAAGTCTAAGTAATCAATCAACAACACATCAATTCTTTTGCCTGTCTTGATTTCATATTCTTTAACAAAACTTCTTATGTCATTTGTGTTTTTACCACTTGGCATATATTTTATCTGGAAAGCACCAGACTTCTTACCAACTAGTTTAACTTTCATCTCTACTGTGTCTAAGTCTTTAAATATTTCTTTTGTTGGAATGTCAGTTGTCATACTATCAACTCTCATTGCCACAAGTGCTTCACTCAATTCAAATGTAAGATACACAACATTCATTCCTGCCAACGCCCAGTTAACACCTAAGTTTGCTAAGAATAAACTTTTACCTGCACCACTACCACCTGCAAAAATATTAAGTTCACCTCTATTGAATCCACCAAATAGTTTTCTATCTAAACTTGCCCAACCTGTGCTTACTTGTCCATTACTATCTTTAAGACCCATAAGTCTACCTTTCGGATCTCTAAAGTAATCTATACCTAAGTCTTTTTGTAATCCTACTTGCACTGCACTTTTAATCTTATCTTCTACTGGACCATAGTTACCTTCTTCAAGCAAGTTTGCACTTTCTAATATTGCACGTTCAAGACCTTTGTGTCTTGTAAACGTTTCAAATTCATTTAACAACCAATCATAATGTTCTTCAC